ATTCAATTGTGTTTGTGGTGGTATTTCCATTATCTGAGACATCTTGGAGGGCTGTGACGAGACCGGTAAGTTGACTACCATCCCCCAAGAAGGTTGTCGCGGTTACGTTGCCACCTGCGACGATGTTACTCACTGCGACTAGACCAGTGGCGGTATTATTGAACTCTATGGTGTTTGTGGTGGTATTTCCATTATCTGATACATCTTGGAGGGCTGTCACGAGGCCGGTGAGTTTGCTACCGTCACCATAGTACGAGGTCGCTGAGACGTTCCCATGAACTATGAGAACATTGGATCCGTCGGTGTCTATGAAGAGGTTGGACCCCACACTCAGGTCGTATATAGAGGATGCGTTTGCGATACCGACAAATCCTGTAAAGATAGGTCCATCCTTTGGGGCCTTAATTGTCTCAAGGGTCCCGACGCGGGCTGCGTTGGAGGCGAGGTCTACCTCCAGTATCCCAACCCTAGAGGCGTTGGAGGTGAGGTCCACCTCCAAAGTGCCAACCCTAGCGGCATTGGAGGCGAGGTCTGTTTCTAGAACACCAACTCGGGTGGCATTGGAGGTCAGGTCGGTCTCTAGAACCCCCACCCGGGCCGCATTTGAGGCCAGGTTGGTCTCGAGGGTTCCAACCCGGGCTGCATTTGAGGTGAGGTTCGTCTCTAGGACCCCCACCCTAGAGGCATTGGAGGCGAGGTCTGTTTCTAAAACACTTACACGGGTGGTTGTGGTCACGAGGTCATTGTTGATGGTGACTATGTTAGCTTCGGCACCCGCTAATCCGGTCTCTAGTGTCCCGACCCTTGCGGCATTGGAGGCCAGGTCTACCTCCAAGGTCCCGACCCTAGATGCGTTTGAGGCCAGGTCTACCTCCAAGGTCCCGACCCTAGAGGCGTTCGATGTGAGATCCACCTCCAATGTGCCAACCCTAGAGGCATTAGAGGCTAAATCGGTCTCTAGTGTCCCGACCCTAGAGGCATTCGATGTGAGGTCGGTTTCCAATGTGCCAACCCTAGAGGCGTTGGAGGCGAGGTCGATTTCCAAAACCTGGATTCGAGAAACGTTGCTATCGAAGTTTGACAGGAGTGCGACCCCAGTGAGTGTTGTACCATCTCCGTAGTATGCGGTGGCCTCAACATTCCCGGTGACGACGAGAATATTTGACCCCACATCATCCACATAGAGGTTTGACCCCACATCTAGGGTGTGTATGGGGGAGGTATTGACGATACCCACATTGGCTTCGGTATAGAGTCTACCGTACACATGAACATTGACATCTTCGGATGTTAGGGGGACTAGGCTTTTCCCATTTGCGCTACTTTGGGTGTAGGCGAGGATGATTTCATCGGTGGCTTCGACGAACCCGATGGTGACATTTGATTCTGGTCGTGTTAGGACGAGACCCAGGTCCAGTGTTGTGTCAAATAGGGTGTTGTCCTTCCCCAACTCTATGATTCCATCTCGAACCTTGAAGTTTTCACTATGGAATGAGGTTACAACACCTTCCACGAGGACATTGCCATCGACGACGAGGTCTTGGGTGATGTGGGTATTCCCGGAGACGACGAGAACGTTGGACCCGGTGTCATCGACGTAAAGATTTGACCCCACATCTAGGGTGTGCACCGGTGATCCATTTGCCACCCCAACATTTGAGAGTGTGGTAACACTCGTTTCCGGGTTATTAAAAGATACGACGTTGGCGGTCACATTACCGTTGGTGGTGGCATTTTGGAGTGTGATATCGAAAACATCTTCAGCCACGGAACCCGAATCTGTAATTTCTTTGGTCACCCGATTATATGCGAGCACAGTGACATTTCTATCGGATAAATCTTCGTTTAACCGCATGGGTGTCATATAGATGGCATTTGAGGTATTTGCTTCTAGGAACTCGTCACTGGCATTAAAGACTATGGTATTATCTGCCTGTTCCTGTCTACAATTTTTACCGAAGCGGATTCTCGTAGACCTCTCCACTGTCGGTAAGTTCTTTACCATTTATATAACACTTGATTTTATTTACACGAATAATTAGTTTGCATACAAGAGACCAGCCATACCATTTTGTATACGTAATATGTTGTAGTTGACTGCGTATATGGGGTCCATTATGTCTAGGGATTCGCTCATAATCTTGGCTGAGTTGAGGCGGCTAAAATTGAGGGTCCCCGTGGGCTGATAGGAGCTGGTCATGAGGCAGAAGCAGTACAAGAAAAAATCGGGTGAGGTCACGAAGTTGGTGTGGTAGTAGTTCATGACGTCTATAAAGTGTGGTTGACTCCACCTATAGTTACCAACATCTAGACCATTTATGGTGAGTTTAATTCTATTCGATGGTGAAGTTAGGGAGCTTATAACGGATGTATTTGATGATGCGATGTACTTCACGGGGTGATTGAATGTGAGTTCTTGGATCCGGTTTTGGGATGGAATATTCTTTTGAACTTGGGTGATGAGAATATCGTGGGTCTTTGTGGAAATTTGCGCACGTTCTTTGGTATCTAGGTAGTAATAGTTTGCAAAGCATTCTATGTTATAGGCGGACGCGTTTGGTCCCCAATAGATACGCAACTCTACATTATGATAGTTTAGGGCCACAAGGGGAATTGCGGATTGTGCACTCTCACAAAAGAAGAAGCGGAGGGGGTAGAAGTAGGAGGATGAGCTCGTACCGGGGTGTGGTCCCATGGCACTCTTGGAGACATTCTGGGCGAATGTATCTATGGCAATTTTCTCACTGAAAATCGAATCCTGGGAATCTACAACGGAGCCACCGATGAGGAGTTCGACTTTGTCTACCAGGGTTCTCCAATCATCTATAGATTGGGCTTGACTCGAATCATCTGCGGCGAAGTACACGTACCCGAGGAGATCCCCGGAGCGTTCAAAATTAACACTGGACATTGAATTACTTTTCACTGCTCCAAGAATTGTTTGTTTTTCGATGGACTGTGAAAAGTTAGCATGTCTTTTGAAGTGTGAACTAAAGAAGGATATTTCAGGATTACCCATGATATATTCATCCTGGGCACCTATAGCGATCAATTGAACAACACCAGCGGACATGGTATACTACTCTATGGGGAGAAAATTACAGGTTGGGTTTCCTACACACGAAACGGAGGACTAAAAAATTATCTTCAACTGGATTTGGTGGTTCAATGAGAACACCATCTTGATTTCTAATAGTAATTGTTAAACGACTGATGGTTCGAATTGGATTTATATACTGTGTGGCGATTGGGTAATCATCTCTGAAACTGATGAGTCCACTGTCATCCGCTGTAACAATACTAGCGAAGGAGTTTCGTACCACGCTCATAGTGGCTTGACCGGTGAGAACGTTTGACGCTCGGTCCGAAAAAATAGAGTCCAGTTCTTCAATCGAAACATAACAGTGACCTGTCCCATTGATGGGTGCAACTGTATTAATTCTCGCAGCCAAAAGCCTGGCCTGAACAACGTTGTGGAGGGGTTGGTTCAAAAAACATGTAAAAGTATTCGCCGCCGTTTGACCAATGGTATCAACTGTAATTGTATGATATTCGTAGTTGAGGTCGGGGATCATCTCAGTTGGCGATGTGATGAGGGCCATTTATATTTAGCTTAGATTAAAGATCCGCCAATTCCATCCTCGATCGCATACCCAGCGTGTTCACCAACAAGTTTTTGGGCGCCACAGAGTCCACCGGGTGTGAGACTCTTGGTGTAGGGGCTGTCTTCCTTACCCGACCCTGGGACGCAATCCATACGATTCTCGAGATCGAAAAGAGATTTATCATTCACAACCTTGATTGTGATTGGCTTGGGCTGGTAACGACTTTTGTTCATCAGACCAAAAATCACGACGATATAAAATAAAATCACGATGGTGATGAGGAACTTTCGGTCAGTCTTATTGAACTGGAACATTTATAATGTATCAACATTTTTTATAAACTGCGTTAAAGGTAATTTTTTTAGTTTCTACATAAAGAGTAGATGGATGAAGAAATAATCATCGACCGTGGACAGCCCAATATCATGAAATTAGATGCTGATGAACAGGCCCTGATGGATGAGATTGAGATTTCCATCCCCCGTCCCCAGCCTGTACCTAGGCCCGCTCCACATAGACCCCAAAGACCCATGCACCAAGAACAAGATACGATGGATGCCTTTGTAAACCCCAACAAGCAAACGGCCCCCCGGCAACCTATACAGGAAGAAGAGATTGATTACGGTGAGGAACTATATGATGATGATGCCGATGAACCCCGAATGGGGGGTGGTGGACCGGGTTTCCAGGAAGATCAACCTTCTAAGGGGTACACCTCTATCGATGAAGAGAAGTCTGACCTTATCAACAAGTTGGCGCGCCTTGAGAAGAAGGGATTCTCAGTGAACAAGCGTCTAAATGCATATTCAAGTGTGGAGGAGTTGAGGGCCGAAGTTAAGAGGATTACCTACAGTATTGACGTTGAGCAGTCAATCAGATTCTCTCGAAGGATGCTTATCGCCTGTGTCACGGGTTTAGAGTTCCTCAACAAGAGGTACAATCCCTTCGAGATCCAGTTGGAGGGGTGGTCTGAGTCTGTGATGGAGAATGTTGACGACTATGACGGTGTATTTGAGGAACTCTACGTCAAGTATCGTTCCAAGATTAGTGTTGCTCCAGAGGTGAAGCTCATCATGATGTTGGGTGGTTCGGCGATGATGTTCCACCTGACAAACTCTATGTTCAAGTCGGTGATGCCCAACATGAACGATGTGATGAAGCAGAATCCAGATTTGGTCAAGAATATGATGGCAGCGGTTCAAAACACGACGAGGTCTCCTGATGGTCCAGCGACGGAGGCTCCGGTTGGTGGGACGGGTAATTACGAGATGCAGGGTCCCGGTCTGGACATTTCCAGTTTGATGGGTGGTATTATGATGCCACCTCCACCCCCTATGAACACCACACCACCCACGATCCAAGAGGAGGAAGAAGATGTGTCTGATATCGTATCGGTCTCTGGTGAGTCCACTGGTGGTGAAATTAAGGAGGTCAACGTCGAGGGTTCCAAGCCAAAGAGGACCAGACGAAAAAAGAAGACAGAAATTAATCTCTAAATACTATATAAATGATAGCGTATTGTCCGCTGGAGGAACTTGAACCTCCCGTCCGACAACAACCGAAAGTTGTCGAAGAACCAGAGGAGGTCCCCCCTCCAGTTGGTTACGAAGAAACTGAAATGAATTACGTCATCATGGGCTTCATTGTTGGCGTGATTATTCTCGCCGTCTCTGATTCCATCAGGGCGTAAATGTAATAAATCTACCGAGGGGTTTTCCCCTGAAGTAAATTTAGTATGTGAATGTTGCGTGTGTAAGGGTTCCACTCTTTATGGATACCAGCTTACCACTGGTCGATGATATGAGTTCCACAAAGATGTCAAATTTATATTTACGGGGGGT